GATATAAAACAATGGTACATCCTTCAAAAGGAAGAAAACATACACCAGCATTTTTAAGATTTTTAAGTAAATTAAATAGTGGAAAAAATAATCCTATGTATGGTAAAAAGCTTTCTAAAGAAGCTAGAAAGAAAATGTCAATTGCTAAATATAAACATTGGGAAAGGATAAAAGCAGTATGATAATCACGGAGCCAAAATGGAAATCGTTAATAGTTGAAACAACAACTCCATTATTTACACCAGAACAATGTCAATTAATTATAAATGCAGGTAGAGCAGAACCTAAAGAAGATGGTCAAGTAGGTGGCGGCGCTAAAGGTGTTGTAGATACTAAAACTAGAACATCTCATATTAGTTGGATTCCATTTAATAAGATGCCAGAAATGTATGCAACATTAGAACGTGTTATGAAACAAACTAATGGTAATCATTTTGGATTTGAGGGAATGCAAATTACAGAGCCAGCACAGTATACGGAATACCCAGAAGGTGGATTTTATGATTGGCATATAGATTCAGATGTTAATTGTGCAAATGAACCACCAGTACGTAAAATATCTATGACTTGTTTATTGTCACCTGATAATGAATTTGAAGGTGGTGGATTAGAACTTATGTCAGATGGAAAGATTGCAAGACCTAAACAAGGACAAGCTATATTCTTTGCATCATTTATTAGACACAGAGTAATACCAATAACTAAAGGTACAAGAAAATCACTTGTTATGTGGTTTGGCGGTACTCCATTTAAATGAACCGAGAATTATATTTTGCAACCCCAATTTATGTTAAAGATGTTGGATCACAAGAATTCAACTCTAAATTAGAACAGAATATTATTAACTGGTCAAACAAAGATAAAGGTTTAACAAGAACTAATATGAATGGTTGGCATTCAACAGATGATATGCACACAAAACCAGAATACAAAGAATTAGTTGATCTATTATTTCAAGCACAATTTCATATTTACAAAGATCAAAATTTAGATTCAGAACCATTTTTAGGTAATATGTGGGCAAACATTAATCCACCAGGTGGATATAATAGACCACACATGCATCCTAATTCATTATGGTCTGGAGTTTATTATGTTAAGACTCCACAAAATTGTGGACATTTAAAAGTAGAAGATCCAAAGTCAGTTGCTTTAATGTCTATGCCAAGAAGAAAAGATGGACCATTAGAATCTTATTTATGGAGAGAAGTTCACTTTGAACCGGTTGCAGGAAGATTAATTATGTTTCCAAGCTGGCTAAATCATTGTGTTGATCCTAATCAATCTAATGATATAAGAATCTCAATTTCGTTTAATTTCATGCAACGTTGTATGATCACATGAGTTTTCAACAGAACAAATATCAAGTAATTAAAAAAGCAATTCCATATGAACTTGCTAATTTTATATTTAACTATTTCTTACTTAAAAGAGAGGCAGTTAATTATCTATACTCAAATAACATAGTAGCGGAGAACGGGATGTTGGGTACTTGGAAGGATCAACAAGTTCCAAATGTATATTCTCATTATGCAGACTTTGTTATGGAAACATTACTAATGAAAGTTATGCCTATAATGAAACAACAAACTAATCTTAATTTAATACCTACATACTCGTACGCGCGCGTGTACGAGAAAGGTTCTATCTTAAAAAGACATAAAGATAGACCATCTTGTGAAATATCTACAACATTAAACCTTGGTGGAGATGCTTGGCCAATATTTATTGATCCAACAGGATCTAATAACGTAATAGATGAATATAAGAATATAATGAAACCTAATGCTCCGGCAGGTATAGAAGTTAATTTAGAACCTGGTGATATGTTAGTTTATTCTGGTTGTGAATTAGAACATTGGAGAGAAGAATTTAAAGGTGATGTTTGTGCGCAAGTTTTCTTGCATTATAACCATGTAAATGGACAGTTTGCACAATCCAATTTATATGATAAAAGACCTCTATTAGGATTGCCACCATTCACTAAAATAGTGTAAATCAACAGATTTGGTGGTATAGAGATTTCTTATGCCATTACAAAAAATACAGTTTAAACCTGGTTTTAATAAACAACAGACAGCAACCGGAGCCGAAGGGCAATGGATCGACGGAGATAATATAAGATTCCGTTACGGTGAGCCTCAAAAAATAGGTGGATGGCAGCAGTTAGTTAATAAAACAATAGCAGGACCTATTAGAGAACAACACGATTGGACTGCATTAGATGGTAAAAAATATGCAGCTTTAGGATCATCTAAAGTATTAGTTATTTATTACGAAGGAAATTTTTACGATATTACACCACTTGCTACAGCTTTAACAAGTTGTACTTTTACATCAACTACTGGTTCACCTACAGTTACAGTTAATAAAGTAAATCATGGATTATCAGTTGGAGATTATTTTATATTTACATCAGTATCATTACCAGGTGGAGGAGTTACTACTTTTACAACATCTGATTTTACGACAAACGTATTTGAAATAAAAACAGTTCCAACAACAGATAGTTTTACTATTACAATGTTAGTTAATGAAGGTGGAACTGGAATGTCAGCACAAGGAAGTTCATCTGTTAATCCTTATGTAACAATTGGTCCAGTTGCACAAACTCCAGCTTATGGATGGGGAACTGGAAACTGGGGATCTTTTGTTGGTGGTCCAGGTTGGGGACAAGATTCATCTACTACAAACGTTACACTAGCACCTGGTTCCTGGTCGCTAGATAATTACGGACAGATTTTAGTTGCCACAATCAAGAATGGTAAAACTTATACTTGGAATCCATCTGTTGCAAATAGATTAGCAGTAAGAGCTACAGTTGTTGCAAATGCACCAACAGCTTCTGTTATGACATTAGTATCAGATAGAGATAGACATTTATTTGCACTTGGAACTGAAACTACAATTGGAGATCCATCTACACAAGATCCAATGTTTATAAGATTCTCTAATCAAGAAGATATTAATACTTGGAATCCAACGGTAACAAATACTGCAGGAACTTTTAGACTAGATACGGGCAACGAGATCATCGGAGCTGTGCAAGGTAAAGATTATATATTAGTTCTTACTGATCAAGCAGCTTATACAATTCAATACGTTGGACCTCCATTTACATTCTCTATTAGACAGGTGGGTACAAACTGTGGATGTATTGGTCAACATGCAATGGTATACGCACAAGGTGCCGTATTCTGGATGGGCTTTGGAGGAGGTTTCTTTGCATTTGATGGAACGGTTAAACAAATACCTTCACTAGTTGAAGACTTTGTATTTACTAATGTTGGAGATAATTTAGGAATTAATTATGATGCCAGTCAAATAACTTATGCATATCACAACTCTTTATATAACGAAGTAGGTTGGAATTATGCAAAAGATGGATCCGCTCAAGTAGATAGAAACGTTGTATATAACTTCGTTGAAAATACTTGGTCTGTTGGATCTTTATCTAGAACAACTTATTCAGATGCTTCTACTTATAATCTACCTTATGCAACTCAATATAATAGAACTGGAACACCTACATTTCCAACTATCAATGGAGTAACTAATACTTATGGTTCATCTAAATACTGGGCACAAGAAACGGGTGTTAATGAAGTAGATGCAAATGGTAATGCTACAGCAATAGCTGCATATATTAAATCAGGAGATTATGATCTATCAGAACAAGGTTTAGGTGGAGATGGTCAATTAATTATGCGTGTTAAAAGATTTATTCCAGATTTTAAGAGTTTAGAAGGTAATGCAAAAATAACTTTATTCTTTAGAGATTATCCAGCAAATAGTGAATCTACTCCTTCTACTACACCACCTTTAATTACAGGACCTTTTACAATTACATCTTCAACTGATAAGGTAGATACCAGAGTTAGAGGAAGACAGGTGAGTTTAAAAATTGAAAATGAAGCAGTTGGTGAAACTTGGAGATATGGAACTTTGAGATTAGATATTGAAGCAGGTGGTAGAAGATAATGGCAAAGATAACAGCTTATGTACCAGAACCGTCAGATAATTATGATGTTAATAATCAAAGACAAATTTTGGAATCTATTAACACAATTAAAAATCAGCTTAACTTTGGATATCAACAAGATTTAATTAACGAACAAGCAGCGATGCTACAATTTATGTATGGAAATCAAAATGGATTTGGATGTGATACAGGTACTCCATCTAATCCTACAGTCATAGTTCCAGGTGGAAATAGTGTAGATGCATTTGGAAGATTAAGAGTTTCTAATCCACTTACACTCTTTGACAGTAAGAATATAATGTCACAGAACACTTTATTTAATTCAACTACTGCAAATGGTGGAACTGTTTCTTATACATCCAATAAATCAACAGTTAATTTAAATGTAACAGAAGCGGCAGGATCTCAAACAGTAAGGCAGTCTAATAGAGTCATGTCTTATCAACCAGGTAAGTCATTGCTTATATTTAATACGTTTGTAATGAATACTTTGACTGCAAATTTAAAACAAAAGGTTGGATTATTTGATACAAATAATGGAATATTTTTTACAGCAGATGGAACAACACTTAAAATAGTAAGACGAACTTATACATCAGGTGCAGCAGTTGATACTGAAATATCACAATCTAGTTGGAACGGAGATAAATTAAATGGAACAGGTGCAAGTGGATTTACGTTAAATGCAGCAGCATCAAATATATTATTTATAGATATTGAATGGTTAGGAGTAGGTTCTGTTAGAGTTGGATTTGTTATTAATGGTCAGTTAATTACAGCGCATACTTTCAATAATGCTAATAGTTTAACAACTGTTTACATGCAGACAGCTAATCTTCCAATTCGTTATGAAATTGAAAGAGTTGGAACACTATCAGCTGGAACCTATACATTACAACAAATATGTTCTTCTTGTATCTCAGAAGGTGGATATTCGCCCGAAGGATTACAACAAATGATTGGAACAGGAACCGTTAGTGCTGGTGTAAATTTATCAGTAGCTAATACATATTATAATATTGCAACCATTAGAATTAAATCAGGAAGACCTTATGCTGTAATAGTTCCAGCAGGATTAGATGTATTAAACATATCTAATAATGATTTTGAATGGGGATTATTTGTTAATGCTACTTTAGCTTCTTCATTTTCATATACAAGTTTTAGTGATAATGTTGAATATGATTTACAAACAACTGCATTTTCTACGGCAGGAACAAGAATTGCTGGTGGTTATTTAGGCGGTAAATCTAATCCTTATTCAATTGGAGATGGTTTTGTTTTTGCAAATCAACTTGGACAAACTATTGCAGGTGTGTCAGATACTTTAACATTAGGTGTAAGAACTGGATCAGCTAATGGAGATGTGTCTGGTTTATTAAAATGGTATGATTTAACATAATGGCTATATTTTATAAAAATCAGGGATTTAATTTAACAACTACAAATGCAACAACTGTATTAAGTATTAATACTTCATCCGTTGCAATTGTTAAAGATATTGCTGTAACTAATACAGGATCAGTAGCAGCTACATTAGATATGTATGTTTATGACTATTCAGCATCTACAACATATCAATTTATTCATGCAAGTGTTCAAGGTGCATGTAATGGTAATGCTGCTCAGACAGTCTTGAATTTAGAAGAAGGAGATGCTATATTAGCACAAACAGCAACTGTTAATGTTATTAAAGGCGTTATCAGTTATGCATTATTAGATAGAATAGGAACGAATGGATAATCTACCCAAGATAGAATGTCAGACAGTAGAAATTATTAAAAGTAAGAAAACCGGAAAGACTTATAATAATATGGAAGACTTCTTAAAAGAAAATACAATTGAAGATTTACAAAAAGATGTATCTATTACTATTACAAATGAAGGTTTAGATTTAATGCAGAAAGTAATGAATCAAAAATGAATCCCAGAGGAGGAACAGAATTACAGGTAGAATTACTTGAGAAATTTGTAAATAAAAAATTATTAGATCAGGTGCAAATAACAACATCTGTACCAGAAAAAATACCATTACATCCAACTAAACCAAATATTCTTTGGCAACAAAATTCATATGATCAAGCTAATTTAGCTCCATGGTTTAAAAATAAAGATAATCATGAAAAATATGATTGGTATGTATTTAATTCACATTGGTGTTATGAAAAATTTAGAATGATGTTTGAT